CATACCCATTTTTTGTTTTGCATACAAATATATGCAATTCTCTAATAGAAAGCAATTTCCTATTAGATAAAAAAAGACACAGTTGATTCTGTATCTTTATTCAGGGGTGAATACAAAACATCTCATAAATATTTCGTATTATACACATTATACTTCATCGAAGTTTGACATAGTGTGACATTCATTATAAATTCTAATTACTTGTCTAGTGGAATAATGAACTAACCAAGCAATGTCATTCCATTTAAAACGCATTGTATCACGGTATATTATAATCATTTCTTCAGTAGGTTTAGTCATAGCATATTCAACTAAAATATTTATTGCCATTTCACGATATAAACAATAAGACTCTTTAATATCTTCAAGACTACTTAAAAGTTCAGATTCTGTAATTAACATATTAACTAATTTATCATTAGACAGCCTACCGCCTTTAACATTTAAATCTTTTGGTCTAATTGGTTGCAATCCAACACTTAATCTATTTTTATGAGCCATAACACTTTTTATTTCATATCTATGTTTTAACTCCTTCATGTTTTTTAAAACTTCTTCCAAACTTAAATTCATATTTCCTCCTTCACTTAACTAAATAAAATATTTATTTATATAAAAGTGCTATTCCAATATAACCTAATATTATTCCAGGTATAGCTCCTAGCTCGCAGAATAAAATACGTATTATTCCTAATGCTATATCTTTTGCGATTACTGGGTTAATTCCATCTATTATTTGACATATACCACCATATAGTCCAACATATAATACCAAATACCCTCCTAGTATAATTCCTAAAATTACTAATATACTTCCTATTACTTTTTTCATTTCTACTTTTCCTCCTCAATAATATATTTCGTATATTTCTTTAATGTTTGTATTGTTATTTTATAACATTTTTCATTTAGTTGTATTTCATAATAACTCAGCTTACCATAATAATTAGTATCATTTTTATGTGTTTCATTAATGTAATCTATCATTTCTCCAATATGATAATATAATAAATTTGTATTATTAATTATTAATATCTTTGTCATACTTACCACTCTTTACTCTTTCTAAGATGTCTATATAGGCTCTTCTCTCGCAAATTTTTTGATAATTACCTACAATGTCTATTTGATATTCGCAGTCTTTTATCTTATCTTCTAAATACTTTATTAGATTTACCTCTTTTTGTTCCAAATTAATTATATATTGCATTAAGAAAGCACTCTGCAACGATGTTAAAGTTTGATTTGCTAAGCCTATCTTTGCGTTTTTAATATCTTCATCATTAAAATTAATTGTCATTTTCCACCACCTCTACTAAATCAGCTTTTATTAAATCTTTTAAAAACCTCTCTTGTTCCATTCCTCGCATAATATACCAACCCCACTCAATGAAAAATGTTTTATTATTTTCAATCCATATAATTACATTTTCACTAGCAAATACACCTATTTTAACATATTTGTTGTCAGAACTTTTAAAGTATCCAAATTTCTCTAACTCTTTTAAATCTACATTATCTTTTATTTTTAAATATTTCATATATTACTCTTCAACTATAATATCATTATTTTGTAATTTTAATTGAAGTGCTACGCTTTCAGGGATTTCACTATATTTAAATTTTATATAAATATCCGTTCCAAATAGATAAAATCTATCATTAAGTAATTTTTCTAAACTTGAATAAGTTTTTTCATTTCTTATTTCCATTTATTTCACTTCCTTACCTTGTAAAATGTTTTCAAAATTTTTTAAATTTTCTTCTAATTTTTTTATACCCAATATTTCAATATTGTAATCTTCGTATTTCTTTTTAAAAAGTTTAAAAGCTTCATCTTCCGAATCAGCGTATATATATTTTCTGCCTTTAGAATTAAAGTCTAAATATTTAAAAGAAATACTATATTTATTCATTATTTTTCACACTCCTTATCAAATAAGATTTTCCCTCTCTTACCTTTTAAACAAGGTTCATTCCCTATAAATTCATAATTATATCTTTTAGTTATAATTTCACTTTCTCCACCTATTATCATTAATACTTCTTTAGTCCAAGTGTTATAAACAACAATATTTTTCCCTAGTAACAAGTTAACAATTATTTTTAACTTATTTATCATAAATATTACCTATCACTTCTAAATCACTTAATTCATATAAATCTTCACAAATACCATTGCAAGTAACAATAAATTTACCATATTCATAGGAAACTACCCAATCTTCTATCTCAGTGCTATATTCTCTTAAAATATCATTCTCATATATCTCTACACCATTTTTATCTTTTATTCCTGTGTATTCGCATATTGTTTCGGGTAACACTTCAATTTTAAACGGCAAGTGGTCTATAACTGTATGAATATAGTGTTCTTCAATTTCATTTATTCCGTATTCTTGCAATGCAATAGATGTACTTGTTTCTTTATGATAATATCCATATACCCACTCATTATTGTCTTTTCTTTTTGCTTTAAATAATATTTCTCTCATTATTCCACCCCAATTCTTCTACTTGCTTGTTTATAGCTTGTAATAAATCTAAAGTCAGCATTCTCATTCCTATATCAATTTGTTTATCATAATCAAAATATACAATATCCATTCTGCTATAATTTATATACGATTTTATACAAGTCATTGATGTTGTTTCTTCTCTTTCTTCATAGCCTAATTTTTTAAACATTTCTTTAGCTTTCATCTATTTCACCTCTTCTACTAAACCCAATTTTTTATGACAATTTAAACAGTAATAGTATTTTGATGCTTTGTTTAATAAACAATCATACATATCACCATTTTCAATGATTTTCTGTTCACCTTTGTCATTTATAAAACCATATCTAAAAATACCTAAACCACTATATCTTATTTTTATATAATAGCCTTTCTTACTATGACATTTTGGGCATTCTTTTATCTTTAACATATTTCTTACACCTCATATTTCATACTTTCAAATTGTTCTTTATAAACATACCCAAATTTTTCCAGTTCCTTTAAATCAATGTTATCTTTTATCTTTAGCATTTAATTTTCCTCCTCATGTTTTATAATCCACTTGTGATAAACTTTAGAACATTTATCACAAAAATCATAATTATATTTATTAAAATATCTTTTATTAAACTCTTGATGTACTAGTCTATGAGGTTTATAATTTAAAACCTCATGACATATACAACATTTATAAATTTTCTCTAATGGCATTTTATACCTCGTTTCCCCAACAGTCCCAACCATCTACTTTTTGTCTTGCGAATAGTTCTATGCGAGTAACCCCCTCCCCGAAGAGTTCTACAATTCTATCTCTTACCTCATCAGGTTTTCTACTATGTTCTCTTATTTTAGACATTACTACTTGATGCACTGACCTGCTTTTACGTTCTAAGACTTTACCTTTAGTCGCAAGTAAACATATTTCAGCGTTTGCTCTTGTATAATATCCCATACCCCAAAATAGACTATCACTTTTTTTATTTTGTTTTATCCAAGTGAAAGCTATTGTTTTATAAGTAAAGCCCCAAGCTTTAATAAGTTCAAGCCCTTCTTCTAGGCAAGGCGCTGTTACCCAAAGTAACAACACACAGTCTTTGTCGCATATTTTTTTAATAGGAAGTCTTTGGATATCTTCTTTTGTCATAGTCTTATAATGTTTATCTGCACTTCTATCTAATCCATTTTTTCTATTCCACACTTCAAATCTCCAAGGTGGGTCTGCATAAAGAATGTTATATTTTTTATTTGTATTATATATATCTACTTTCATACTCTTAACATCAAGTCAGTTTTACCAATTAAATCTAAAGCATTTTCATTATCCATTACAAATATAAATGCTGTTCCCTCTTGTGGAATAGGTACTGCTACTTGGTATCTTATGCTATTTTGTTTACAGTCTTTAACCTCGCTTATATATCCAAACGATCCGCACCATTTATGGTTTTCATTAAATTGTACTACATCTCCTATTTTCATAACTCTAGTCCTCCTCAATTTTTATAACAATATAGCCATTGTCTTTCGTTCTTTTTCGATGTGCTGGTGTCATATAATGCGTTATTGTTTCTATTTTAACGTTTAATAAATTAGCTAAATATCGCTTAGTTCCTAAATCAATAAAATAATCTCCTTTATATAGTGCATACATTATTTTTCACTCATTTCATAACAATAATCTTCTAATGAATCAAATGCTTTATCTGGAAAACTTCCTCTTTTAATAATACTTGAAAAAACTATATTTCTAATCTCATAATCATTAAGTTTGATATCATAATGTTTTTCATATTGAGCTTTAACATTTGTTAAAATATTTATTGTTTCTAAAATACTAGGTTCTTTCATATTTATTTTTCCAAATCGCCTATTCATAGCTTTATCACGTTTTATAGTCATTTTATAATCTAACTTTGTAGTTGCGCAAATTAATTTAATTTCACCTCGGGCCAAATATGGTTTTAACATATCTCCGCAACCAATCGCTCCTTCAGCTCCACCTGCATTCAAAACATTATGTGCTTCATCAACAAACAAAATCACATCTTTTCTTTTAGAAATGAAATTTAATATATTTTGAATCTTTTCTTCAAACTCTCCTCTATACTTAGTACCAGCTACTGCTCCACCCAGTGACAACTCTAAAATTATTTTACCTTTTAAAAAATTGGGAACTTTGTTTTCATTAATAGCTTGAGCCAAAGTTTCAACTAAAGCTGATTTACCTATACCTGGTTTTCCTAAAAGTAAAACATTTCCTTTTTTTAATCTTCTTAAATATTTAAAAACTTGATTTAAATATTGCTCTTGACCATAATTTTTTACATTATATTTTTGAACGTATTCTCTTACATTTTTTAAACAACTATTTTCTTCTATAAAATCATATAGATTCATAAAACTTCACCTTTTCCCGATTCTATAAAAGAAATCAGTACTAATAATTCATCAATTCGCCTTAATAATTTTAAATCTGATACAATTAACGTGTCTGTTACTATCCCTACACCTAACTCATTATGTAATTCTTTTAATTCTTGTAAATATTCTTCTTTACTTTTTAAATTTCCTATTTTCATGATTTATTCCTCCTTTTCTTTGCTATATTGAAAATAAATTAAAATTGATACAATGGTATCTAAGTATTCTTTATATTTAGCATTTGGTTTTGTACATGTAGACATTTTAATATTTAAAATTTTAACATTAGTATAATTTTGATTTAAAAAGTTTAGTTCATCATTTAACTGGTTTGTAACATCACAATCATCTTTTGGCTCAAAATCATCTTCAATTATTTCTATAAAATGAAATTTTGTATTCATAAATATTCTCCTTTCTAATGTCTCAGATAGTGTCTCAGATGAATTCTGTATCTGAGACACAGTTTAGTCCTGATTTTATGGGATAATTTTAATATTTGGTTTCAGATGTCTCAGATGATTCATTATATTTCTATATATTTCTTATTTATAGCGACTTTTTATATTTATTTTTATTAATTTATAAAAAAGTGCAATTCATCTGAAACCATCTGAGACATTTCATAATTTTTCTTTTATTTACAGGCATTTTTTATGTCTCAGATGACGTCTCAGATAGTGTCTCAGTTTCAGATAAACTTAAAATTTTCACATAAATTCTAGGCTTTTTATTATTAATTCGGGGTCCTTGTCTAGTTGTTAAATTAAATTTTTTGCAGACTTGTTTTGAAAATTCTATTTTAGACATAGCTTGTAGATTTTCGCTCAAACAAAATTCTTTATATCTATTAAAAATATCTATTACTGGTTCATTTAATATTTCATTAACATCAATTTCTTTAAAGAATAATAATATAGGATTATTTCGTTCTTCATATTCTTGCTTTTCTTTTTCCACTTTATCACAACTTGTAAAACATCTATTTTCAAGTACTCTTTTTAGTCCTTTTAAACCAAGATTGATTAAATACTCCATTACTTCATCAGAACGTAATTTATATTTAATATAAGGGTCAAAATCCTTACTTTCCTTACTAAATTTTGCATTAAAAGGTATAATGATAAGTCTCCTTAAAACCGCTCCAGTTTTGTCTTTGATACGAGGTATTTCATTAGCACTAAATAAAAATTTAGCATAATTATTAAAGTCAAAGGGATTTTGTCCTTTCCTTTCAACATTAACTCTATCTCCAGTTACTAATTTTTTAAATATAGACGGATTTTTAATAAATTCATCTCCAATATCATCACCTAAATTAGCAAGTTTTCCAAATAATTCAGCTGTTTTAAATTTTTGCCCTAGCTCATTTAAATCAAGTGAACTTGTATTATAATCACCTAATAATTGCATTACCATGTCCACAAATGTACTTTTACCATTACTTTTATCACCAGTAAGAATAAACGCTACACCTAGCTCGTTTCTACGATAAAAACAATACCCAATTAGTTCTTCTAACAAGTTTCTAATATTCTCATCTTTGCAAGCAAGTCTATTTAATGTTTTGTCACAGTCATCGTTATAACTTTCTGGATTATAATTATAATCGATTCTATTTGTTATAACGAGTTCTGGATTAAACTCTTCTAACTCACTTGTAGTGATATTATAAATGCCATTTTTAAATGCTATTAAATTAGCGTCTGCTGGTTTCGTATTCTTACGAATTGATACATTAAGATAAGCTAATACTTCTGCACGTTTAGCTTTAGACAAATTTGGTAAATAGCCTATCATAACATGTTCTATATCTTCGCTATTAGGAATGTATATTCCATCTTGATAAATATGTAATTGATTGTTAATCTTTATAATGTGATTATTACTAATTAAGAATTGAGCAAATTTATCAAACAAAAATGTATTGCCATTATAAAAAACTGGTTTACTAAATGCGTCATCTCTAAGTATTATTTCTAATTCTTTATCGCTAAGTGACTCTTTTAAAACATATTTATTAATTATTTTAATAGTTTCTCTAGCTTCTTCTTTGGTATAACCATTAGATTGTAAAGTTAAAATATAATTAAATAATGCTTGATTTCTTCCATCACCATTTTCCATATTTAGAAAATCTAAATTATGTTTAACTGGATATAACCATTTTGGAACTTCTTCGTATTCTTCATCATCAAATTTATCATATAAAACTTTACGTTTTTTACCATTGAATTTTAAAATGCTATAAGAATTTTTAGCACCGATTTTTAAGTCTGCTTCTAATCCACATGCTAATTTAGAATGTGTTTTACAATTAGTTACTGAGTTATTTTTAAAATAGAAATGCTTACCTCTTGTAGTTGCTATTACTAAACATTTTAATTGTAAATCATCAATAATATTAAATAGTTTTTCTGACACATCATGATTATCTATATCAATTAGAATTACGTCCTCAGCAAGTACACCTGCATATTCTTTTAAATCTTTTACGTCTTCTAATTTTTTTAGATCTTCACGATCTTTAAATTTTTCAATAGCTTGTTTACCCTTTGTTTCAATATATCCTTTAAACAGACCATTCACTCATTGATTCACCACCATTCTTAATTTTTTTATTGCTTTTTGGATTATCCTGGTCACATAGCTTTGTGATATGTTAAGATGTTTAGCTATGTTCATCATAGTTTGTTTTTTAAAACCAAATAATCCAAAATATCTAATTAAGCACTCCTGTTCTTTAGAATTTAAGTTAATTATTTCTTTTTTTATTCGCACAATCAAATCATTTTCAATAATTTCTTCTTCAAAGTTGTAGTCATCTTTAATTGTATCCTCTAATTTTAAATTATCTGTAATTGGTGTTTCTAAAGAAATTGTTTGATATTTTTGTTTTCGCATATACATTCCAATTTCATTTCTTACACAAGCATAAGCATATGTCATAAAAGTACATTTTGATTTATCCCAAGTATCAGCTGCTTTTATAAGACCTATTAATCCCAAATCAAATAATTCATCAAATTGATTTATTAAACCCATTTTCTTTATAACGTATCCAACTATACCACGATTATTTAAAATAATTTCATCTCTAGTCATGCTTTACTCCAAATTTTTCAATTAATCTTTTTTTAGCTAAATCTATATACCATTGTTTATCAACATTATTAGGAATTTTTTTATTATTAATATCATCATTTAAAATAAAACAATTATCTGGTGTTGACGCAAACTTTTCTATGGTTGCTCCTTCTGATTTTTGTTTGCCAATAAATGTATCTTTTTTATTTTTACTAGCAAAAACTCTAAAAGTTTTATCTATTAAAAATTGATTATTGTGCCAACCTCTTAAATATTTACCACTTACTTTGACTATTTTTTGGAATTCTTTTAATTCAGTACAATTATTAATTGTTTCCTCTACTCGAATATCATTAATTAAATAATTCACCAAAGCTTTATTAATTATTGGTAAATCGTAGTCTAAAGCTTTTAATTTTTTAACATAGCCGCCTTTAGCTTTTATATTTCCATCGAAGTCGACTAAAATATAATTATTTACATCACCTTGATAAATCTTTTTAAACAGATCAAATTCCAACTTCATTTTAGTTTTTTGTTCCCATTTATAGCATATATCATCTATTAAGTCGTAATCTTCATACTTTCTTAACTTAATTAATATACCATCTGTATTGGTTTGAATAATGTCACAATATGGCTCTAACATTTCAATAAGCATTAAAAGCATTAATTGCCCATTGACACATACGTTATTGGCTTGTCTTGGATCATAAAGATTATTATATTTATCTTTCATAGCCCCATAAGTACTATTTAGTACTATCTTTAAGGGCGCTTGTAATGGATTCTTTTCGGCTTTATATTTTAATCTACTATCATATATTTCTTTAAACTTTTTTGGCTCAGATACATTTCTACTTAAAAAGTCATATTCAATCATTAAACTAGGATAAAATGACGCAACATCAACATTTAAAAAGTATCCTTCTCCACTATATTGATCTAATGCTCCATGAAGTCCACCCCATCCAAAAACATGTGGTACTCCAGCTATATCAATATTAAGTTCTTTAGAATAGTCCATATTATCTTTACTTTTATAAAAGTTATAAACCTCTTTATATTTTTTTATCTCAATACAATCTGCTATTTGCAATTCAAATTCATCATTACGTTCTTTTCTATCACAATCAAGTATTATAGCAGAAAGTTGTGGTTTAGTTTTACCTATATAAATTAAAGGTAAATTAAACATTTTAATTAGCCCCATATGTGCTTCAAATTCTTCTTGACGTTGCATAAAAACTTCTATTGTTTGTTCAACATCATGTACACAATACTTAATAGTTTCTTGTATTTCATCTTCTGTTAATTTTCTATCAATGTCAAAAGGAACACCAGTTTCTTTGATATTATTACCCATAAACCCCTCTAATTGTTTTAAACCGTGCATGGTAGTCATAACATCATAATTGTTAAGTGGGAAGTTTCGCAGTAAACTGCTAAAACTCCATCCACCTAAACCTTTAACAATAATGTGGTCATTTATTTCTTTTGGATTAAAACCTGCTAAAATTCCTTTTAGAATATACTGGTCATATCCCCTAGAATTATATCCTATCCAAATTTCATCTTTATGTTTATCATAATAGTCTTTTAGTTCATCTGGATTATCAACTATTATTGTTTGTTTCTTTTCAAACATATTTATTATTACGACTAACCAATTATGTTTAAATACCTCAAAATCGTAGAAGTTCATAGTATCACCTATTTGACATCTTTTTCGTAAACTTCTTCAATTTCAAATTTAGAAAAGCCTTTGTTATCACTATAATTTAATAAATATTCTAAACCTTGCTTTTCAATTTCTTCAGTAATATCTAACAGCAAATCATTATAATCTTTATAACTCTCAAAATAAATGTCTGCATCAGGAAATACTGTTAAACTTCGTAAAAATTTATTTACAATATCTATTTGAAAACCCTCAGTAATAACTTGGTTCATAAAAATACTTGAGCCTTTATATTCACCTTCTAAAACTTTAAATTGTCCTTTAACCATAGGCCTTGGATTTTCTTTAGTTTCTCCAAGCTCTAGCTTTACAACTTTAACTTCATAAGTTCCATAAGGTACTTCTTTATACTCTCTTTTATTTTGTTCTGCGTCTTTAATATCTTTTTTTAATCCCTCTAAATTACAGTTTTTATCAAACTTATTGAAATCAATTGCCATAATTAATTCTCCTCCTTTACTATTTTAACTTCATATCCTAAAGCTTCACTAATTTCTCCAATGGTCATTTCTTTTACTTTTGATTCAATTTTTTCAAAAATTACAATATTATATACGCCTTTCATATTTTTTAATTTAACATATTCATTTGTTATTTTTGCTATTTCAAATACACCATCAAAATTATTTCCAAATGAACTTTGTTCTAGTAAAAACATCATTGTATCTCTTTGACAACCATTAAAATGGTCCTTTTTTATTTCTTCTAATGTAACACTAGTCCTTATTCTAACCTTATCCCCTATTTTAAAATTATTTTCTTGCATTTTTATTTTCCTTCTTTCTTAATTTTTCCTTTAAAATTTCATTTTCTTGCTTAAATTTTATATAATCGTACTTAGCAACTATGAATACTAATAAAATTATTCCTATTACGATAATTGCTACTATTGTTAAAATAATTTCTCCAATTCCCATTATTCCACGTTCTTTCTACGTCTACGTGGTTTTTCTTCAACTGGGTCACCATCTTCTTCAGTTAATTCTTCAACTACTCTTGATTTTCTTGTTCTTTTAGACGGTTCAATAGCTTCTGTTCTTTCTTCTCTAGCCACTTCAGTTTCAATTTGCTTTGTTTTATCTGTTTCCTCGTCTTCCTCAGTTGTTGTTTTAAGCTCATTAATTACACCTTCTTGCATTTCATAAATTTTAACTATCTCTTCCCAATCAAGTGGTACTGATGTATTTTTAACCTTTAATCTTCCTCCGCCAAATATTACTTCATCAGATTTAAAGTTTAATGTTCTGATATCGCCATCAACAACTACTCTAGCTACTATATCAACCATTCCAGCTATTTTATTAGCTAATTTTTCTTTAATGTTTGGTTTAATAGCAGTTATTTTATCACCCGTTTTTTTAGTTATATCTCTACTAACATCTTCATGAGATATTAATACGATGTTATACTCTAAATTAAGTAATTTTTTTAATACTGATAAAAATTCTGTTGTAATCATATCATAACCTTTACCAAATCCAGAATCACTCTCATGAGCAATATCTAACTTATCATACATATAAAGTCTACAATATTCATATGTGTCTTCTAATAAATCAACAACAATTGTCTTAAAATCATTTTGTTTTTTAGCATATTCATTAATGGTATCTTTAAATATTTCCCATGCTGGAGTTATTATAGTTTGTCTTCCTTCAACTCTCACATCATCTCTAATCGGTATAACTGGCATAGTAACATATTTAATATTACCATCTGTATTTAAATTTACTGGAGTTGGTGCTTTATCTACGCATGTGGTTTTACCACTAAATGGTGCACCATAAATCCATATTTTTTTATAATCATCTTTTTTTATAGTTCTTCTTTCTGTACTAGGTAAATTCATATTTTCACTCTCCTTTATTTCATAGAATTTACTTTCTTCACAAATTGCTCTGTACTCACAGAAATAACACAATTTGCTTTGATTCTTCTCAAATTTTGTTTCTTCTAAACAATGTTTTATATTAGTTAAATAATCAAATACTTTATGGGGATTGTATTTTATAGTTTTGATTGCAACCTCTTTAGTTGCCAATTCACTCATAAATCGCTTCCTAAAAGTATAAATATCCTCATCAGTTTTATTCGTTTTATTTTTATATTTTTGCTTTAATTGAACTTTAGGTCCAAACATAAAATTTAAATTTCTTATTGTTTTTAAAGGGTTATTTTTTTCAAAATAGTATTTATATAAATGTAATTGATCGGATTCCAAATATCTATCAATATTATTTGAATATTTAAAGTCATATAAGTCATAAACATTTGGTTCCACTTCTATTAAATAGTCAATGTAACCAACAAAATCAGAATCATCAATCTTAACTTCAAACTCACCTCCAGGTGGAAGCAAATTTTTCATCATCTTTATTACAACTTCAAGTTTCATGGCTTCATTAATATGTTCATCGGTAATTATTGGATATTGTGAATAATACCAATTAATAGCTTTCTTAATGTTAAATTGAATACCTAAGTGCATTGCACTACCAATAATAAACGCATTAGTAGCTTCATAATTATCAAGCATTTTAACTTTTTCGATATATCGTAATTTATATTTGTATGGGCACTGATTGAACGATTCGACACGCGAGTGGCTAAACTGCGTCATTTAATTCCTCCGTCAGCACCATCTCGCCAACGATATAATTTTCCTTCACGATATTGGTTATATAAAATCGAATCATTACTATCATGACATTTTATTACTCTAGGCATTAAATCTTCGAAATAGCAATGTTTTCCATTTATTTTATTATCACATCCTACAAAACCGCTAATCATACGAGTTTTCCCGTATTCAGTTGGCTGCCCGCAATTATTACATCTAACGATCATTTTCATTAAATCAGAATTATGTTCTAAAATCTCCATTTCATTACCTTCATTTAAAATATTTGGGTTAAACATCATGAGTTAATAATTCCTCAACTAATTTTTTAAATTTCTCAAATTGAGAAGGTCTTAAAACTATTCCGATTCCATTGGCTTTATTGATTTGATTTAATTGATAAAATTGTAAATCACTTGTTTTTCCATTTTCAGATTTAAGTTCTACTGCTACAAAGTGTCCATTAATACAACAAAGTAAATCGGGTATTCCAGATTTAGTGAAATCTGCTCCAGCCCAATATTTGATAAACCAACAACCTTTTTGTTTAAGATAATCTTTAACTTTATTTTCAAAACTTTTTTCTGCACCCATTAATATACCTCTACGTCGATACTTCTATAATCATTTAAATCGATATAATCCCCTAAGCGTTCCTTAATATCTGCTTCAATATCTTCTTCATCCCAATTTCGTGGAATTGTTGCATTTATATTAAATGTAATAGTTACTTCTCCGCTGATATTTTTTTCTTTTTCTTCAGGTGGTTCAGGATAACTTCCTGCGCCTAATGTATCATTATTTTCCATACTTCTCCTCCTTTTTAAATAATTCAAAGTTAATTTCTTTTCTAATATCTAAAGTTTCATATATTTCAGTTTCAATACTATTATCAATTGTTAAATAGTAGTAAAAGCAAGTTTTGTCTTGTCCAATCCGATGAATACGTTTTTGGCTTTGTTCAAAATAAATACTATTTCCATCTGGTGGACTAAAATAAATAATCCTATTTGCTTTTTGTAAGTTTAAACCCATACTACCAGATTGATATTGCACAAAAGTTACACTATTTTCTTCATTCTCATAATTAGTTAAATCTTTAATGCTCCCATTAATATAAGATTTTGGCTTTTCAGTTACTTTTTCTAACCTTAAAAGTTCTTCATTAAAATTATAAAATACTATTATTCTATCATTTGTTGAATTCACTAAATCTTGAAAGACTTGCAGTTTTTCTTCAGAATAAGCTCCACATAACATTCTTTGGTTTAGTCTATTGGTGAATTGCATATCTCCGACAAGTAATTTGTTATCAATTTCAATGATTTTACTTTTTTGATATTTTTGGTATATCTTTGATTGTGGTATATTTATCATTTGAGCAACTTTTCGAGGCAACTTGAATACTTCTTCAGTCTTTCTAAAAACACCTCCATATTCACGTAATTTACGTAATAAACGTTCTTTGTTTTTGTAACCAATTCTAACTTTACGTGGATAACCTAAAGTAGTGTCAATTTTGTATTCTAAATATTGTCTATCAAATAAATCTCTGCTTATGTTCCAATTAAGAAGTCTCAATTGACTCCATAATTCCTCAAACTTACCATTCATCGGTGTGCCAGTTAATAAAATTACATTTTTAGGTTTCATCTTCAAAATGAATTTACCCCGTTTGGTTCGCTCATTTTTAATCTCACTAGATTCATCAAGCAATAAAGTAAAATTTTCTAATTCCAATAATTCTGGTCTACGTATAAGTAAATCATAATTAATTACACCTAGTTGGTTAAATTCAAATTCATTTGACATATTAGTAAACGAGATATATTCTTCAAGTTCTTTTCTATTCGTTAAATCTTTGATTAAATAATTATTAAGATAATATTTTCTAAAATGCTCTACCCAATCATTTACTTTACTTTTTTGACATACAACTAGATTAACTTTATTATTATAGTAGTTTAACATCTCTGATCCTTCAAAAGTTTTGCGTCAACCTAAACCCATATCATCTCCTATTAGACAATTATCGAATTGTTGTAAGTATGTTACAGCTTCTTGTTGATGTGGATACAAGTTTATCATTTTACCACCCCCTTAACATTGCGCTTATTGTTATTTTGTTGTTTTATAGTGGCCCATCTACAATTATTAGGTTCATAATTACCATCATTATTAATTCTATCTATAGACAAATTATCTTGATAGCCATTTTTTATAGCCCAATCATAAAATGCTTTAAAATCGTTTATCCATTCATTGCAGATTTTAACGCCTCGTCCTCCCCATCTTGAATAATGCGGGTCCATTTTGTTATAACACCTTGTTTTCATATTAGCCCAAATTCTATATAAACGAGTGTGTCTCAAACCATGTTTATAATTATGAGGATCAGTAGTTCTACTACATCCACAAGTTTTTGTTTTGCCAGTAGTCAATTTGCTAACATAAACTGAAGTATAATTGCCACAATCACATTTGCATAACCAAAATGTTTTATAATCTTTTGATTTATAATCTATTTTTATAGCAGTAAGTTTACCAAATTTTCGACCCGTTAAATTTAATTGCTTGGCCAATTTGTACCCCTTTTTGCTTTTTGTTCGTTTTTATGATATAATTTAGTAGTAAATATATTATTTACACCTAGTACTCGAATGACCTTTTGGATGTTGGCTTTGAGTACTTTTTTATATTCTTCAAATAATAAATCTAATAATATAACTGACATTGTTAGCATAAATACTCCAAACCATGTTAAGGTCCATCCATTTATTAACATTACAACATCATGTATAATAAGATAACTACAATATATAAATAATACTAAATCAATTGTTTTCCATATATTTTTTTTCATAATTTAATAACCTTTCTTCCCCAATATATTCTTTTAACTTTTCGTAACTGATATGATAACTATATTGTGTAGATGTTTGTACCGCAGTCCCAAATGGTAATAGTCCTCGTTGTAATCCTAACCTAACCCACTGTTCATTTTTACCCAATATCTCAGCTACAGTCTTAGTTGGAATATTTGGCATTTCATTTAGTTTCATTTAATTCCTAGCTTTCTAGCTATTTCGTAACAATTGTCACGCTGATTGTAAATAGCGCCTAACATATCACTCAATAAAGTTTTTGGAATTTCTTCAGTTAAATTATTAAGTTCATTTCTAATATTATTTTCAAGTTTAAATGTTTCGTTAATTTTTCCTTTTAATAACCAACTTAACGTTTGTTTTTCTTTTTCACTTAATTCTTTCATTTAATTTCTCTCCTTTGTCTGTCGTAGTATTTTTAATTTAATTTTTCATAAAATTTGGTCCACTCAATTTTTAAAATCTTGGCTAATCTTTTGGCCTCAGATACTTTTGGATTTCGGATTCCAGTTTCATAGGTACTATAAGTGCTAGCTGGAATTTTTAAAATAAGAGCGAATTGTTCTTGCGATAACCCTTTATCGTTTCGGATTTTTTCTAGCCATTTTCGTTCCAAATTAATTACACCTCCTTTACTTTTCAACACAAAATGTGATAAAATAATTTTATTCAAAAAAGGAAGGAGGGATTTAACGGATTTAATATCCATATTGGTTGGAATTGGTCTATGCCATCTTTTAGATGTTTTAATACATTTAAAAGACAGATAGCCCCCTCTTTTAGATTCAAAAGAGGTTTCCTCCATTTCCTTTTTTGGATTTTAGTTGAAAATCAAGTTTAAGTTTACCAGACCGGGCTTGATTTTCTTTTTATCATTTTCACAACCTTTTGTGTTGATGTAATCAGTTTATCACTACTTTATATATATGTCAATACTTTTTGTGTAGATAATTTTTGATTTTTTATACTTTTTGTGTTATAATATAAATGAAGGAGGGATTTTTATGTTGGAAAAATCATTTTGCGACATATTTAAAGAATTAAGAACGGAAAAAAAATTATCTCAAGATGCGATGGCAACAGAATTAGAGGTATCCCCAGCACTAATTAGTAAGTGGGAAAATAATCAATCTACTCCTGCCCCTGAAATGCTAGAGTATATTGCTGATTATTTTGATGTATCTGTAGATTATTTGATTGGTAGGACTAATGATAAAAGATGGTATTCGAAAACAGAAAAAGATATGACGATTGCTAATAATATATATCGTATGATAAGTGAAATACCTAAAAGTGAACAAGCTTTTATTTTATCGACTATTGAAAATTTAATATCTTGTTTTCACGATGAAGAAAAATGGAATAATGGATATGTAAAGCCCATAGATTATCAAGACAAATAAAAAAGACTCCGTACTAGGAATACGAAGTCAACTACTATAATTAGTAGTGTAGAAAATTGAACGTCCTACGACAGACAAATTCTTTTTATCTACGCTTCTAATTATAACAAATTAATTTAAAAATGTAAATAATTAGGAGGAATAAAAATGAAATTAGAAAATAAATATGGATCAGTACATAAAGTATCTGGTAATCGAAGAAAGCCTTTTAGAGTTAGAGTAACTATTGGTTGGGATGATAATGGAAAACAATTATATAAAGAACTTGGCTATGTGGAAAGTTACCCAGCTGGAATAAAACTTTTAGAATTGTACCATTGCAATCCTTATCTGATAGATAATGAAAAAATAACTTTTGAAGAAGTATATATCAAATGGAGTGAAAAAAAATACCTTAAAATTGGTGATTCAGCTATAAATGGTTATAAAGCCGCATTTAAATATTGTGATGATATATGTAGTATACCTTTTATAAATTTGAAAACTAATGCCTTACAAAACATAATAGATAAAGCTGATGGTAAATTAGCTACACAAAAAAAGATTTTAGGATTAATGAATGAGTTATATGATTTTGCAATGGCTAATGATATTGTAGATAAAAAATATTCAGATTATATGGAATTAGGAGTGCAAAAGAAAAAAATACCTAGAATACCATTTTCAGAAGAAGAAATAAATATTTTATGGGAACATGTTAATGATATTAAATTTATTGATACAATTTTGATATTAATATATACTGGAATGAGAATTAATGAATTACTTTCTATAGAAAAGGAAAATGTGTATCTTGATAAAAACTATATGATTGGTGGCTCAAAAACTGATGCTGGTATTGATAGAATTATACCAATACACCATCGAATTAAGCCTTTAATAGAAAAATGGTATGATTCAGAAAGTAAATATTTAATTCACAATACTATAAATAAAAAACTTGAATACAAGAATTATTTAGGGAGAAACTGGAAAGAAATTATGAAAGTATTTGAATTTAACCATAATCCACACGATACAAGGCATACTTTTGCTACTAAAATGGATGATGCTGGTGCAAATAAACTTTGTAGAAAATTGATTATGGGACATTCTATTGAAGATTTAACTGATAGAGTTTATACACATAAAACTATAGAAAAGTTAATTGAAGCTGTAGAGTTATTAAAGTAATATTTTTGAGTATTACTTGAGTGTTTTTTGAGTATTACGTACTCGAGATTATAGGTTGTTATGAGAGAAATATTATAAAAAACTCCCTATTTATGCGAAATTAGGGAGTTTATAAAACTATAAATATTATTCATTAAAGAAATCATCATCCCTTATTTTCAGCCTATTGCGTAACATTTGAGTATTACTTAGGTATTACTTAACAAAGTTATGGAAGGGTTATTAATGAAATCTAAATGAACGAAAGCAACTGATATACCACAGTCAGTAAAGAAAAAAGTTTGGGAACGTGACAATGGTTGTTGTGTTATATGTGGTAATAATTATAATACTATGCCTAACTCGCATTATATAAGACGCTCGCATGGTGGTTTAGGTATAGAAGAAAATATTTTTACTGCTTGTACTAATTTTACAGAAAAGAAATGTCACGAACGCTGGGATCATTATCAATGTACTAATGAAGAAATAGAACGCGTTAAAAATTATTTTAAAAAATATTATTCAAATTGGAATGAAAATGATTTAAAATACAAAAAATGGCATTAAAAAAGAGGCTAGCTTAATTAAAAAGCTAACCTCTTATTTCTTTTTACAATAAATTTTTCCAGAACCGCCTTTTAAGCAAATATAACCCGATGGACTCTTCGCCCAATATTCATTTCCATTTTGAATTATTTCTTGAGCTGTAAATTCAGTTCCTTTTTTGTAACACGCTCCACCATTCGGATTCATACTTGTTGCGTGCAATTTGCCATTTGCAGACATTTCACTAACTTTTTTGATTTGGTAATTAACTCCTGCTCCACTTCTGATATTCATAGCTTCTAATGTAACATAATTGCCTGTTGTATATTCTTCCTGCTTTATTGAAGTTTCAAATTCTTTATTGTTAAATAAATAATCGTAAGGATCAATAGCACTAGCATTACTTCCTTTATCAATTTGAAAATGCAAATGTACTGCTGTTGATTGTCCTGTTGTTCCAATTATACCAAGTTTTTGACCTTTTATAACTCTTTGACCTTTATTGACTACTATTGAATTAGATTTTAAATGAAAATATTTAGTATAATAGCCATTATCATGTTTAATTCTTACATAACAACCAATTCCATACTGAGTACCCGTTTTTTGAACTGCTGTAACAGCACCATCAGCAAATGCCACAATTTCCTCATTTTTATTATTTGGAATAGCTATTAAATCAATCCCCTTATGGATATCACTTACCTTTTTACCTTTATAAGTATAAGTTCTAGGCCCAAATTTGCAAGTAACACCTATTTTATCAGCTTTAATCGGATACATTATCTTTCTCCTCCAATTCTTCATATTCTTCATCGGTTATGCCAATTATTAATTCTTCATTTTCCATAATTATTTATCACTCTCTTTCTTTAATTGTTCTAATGTTTCCAATAATTTTTTTGGCAATGGTAACCCCATGTTACCCCAATTTTCTAATATACTTATCCCCTCGTTTGCGACAAAGAAATAAATAACAAGGGTTCTTATTGCTCCTGTTTGTCCCATAATATGGTCTAATTTAACTGATAGTGCTACTATCAATAAATATCCTACTTTCTTTATAATGCCTTTAATTCCAACCATGCTGCTAACTTTTTTATTATATAAAGCTTTACAAACTCCAGTAAGATAGTCAATAGCCATAACAATGAGTAAAGTTACCACTGCACTATCTAAACCTCCTAAAAAATAAGATATTCCCCCTAACAAAATACTACCAATAGTATTTAAACTAATTTTTTCTAAATTCATAATTTATTCTCCTCGTCTTTTCTTTTTATTTTAACTCCCTGTGATGTTACTCTTACCATATTTTACGGCTTTCATTTTGTTCTAAATCATTTCTAAACTTAAATAACTTTTACCCCATTCATCACAGTGAATAACAATTTGTTTTTCAGTATTAAAAAATAACTCTATAATATCATTCTCTTGCACTTCCAACTCACAATCAGATATTGTACAACTATTATAATAATACATTCTCATTGCGCCACAATGGGAATTATTGCTTATTACATTTGCATTATTTTTTTTAACTATGATGCCTATTACATTATCACCCGCGACTTGATGTTGTGCATTTAAATTTGCAGAAACTCTTACTTTACCAGACTTCTTAATTTGAATATTATTTGAATTAATTTTAAAATAATTAGTTTCAATTTCATTACTAAAATTAACTTTTACTGTTCCCTCTGTTAAAGTAAAAGTTGATGTAAAAGCTGTTATTTTTTTATTTATTTTTTCTCCTGTGCTACGAACCAAACTCATACTAGCACCTCGTTTGAAAAAGAGCAAAACTTATATTTTAAGCCTTGCCCTCTTTCATTTGAGAGGTTGCTATTAAATAGTTTTCTCCCTTCCGCAAATGATGGTTGAGATTGTTGTAAAAGCAATCTCACACTTAGATTTTTAAATTTTTTCATTTAACTACTTTCCTCGCTTCCTATATTTGCCACTTGTGTAGCTGAAGGATCTGGATAATCATCATCTCCTATTAGCTCATTACCATTAGCATATACACCATTAACAAAATGTGTTCCATTATTGTCCCCAATGATGTACTGTGTTCTCGTATCATGTATATTAGCTTCATCCACGATACTAGCCAATATTTCATTCAAAGGCTTGGCTCCAGCCTCACCTTTACACTTTAGGAGTTCTGTTTTGTTTAGCGCCATTTTTTTCACTCTCCTTTTTCTTTTCTTCCTCTTCTAAAGCTTTTTGATATTTTTTTTTAGCCAAAGTTAATTCTTGTACTTCTATGTTTTCTAGTTGCTTTAATATTTTTTCAATGAGTATTCTTAAAACAAAAGCTGGTAACTTAGATTCATTAATTAACTTAACTAGTTGCTCTTCAAATTCTATTTTTTTTAATTGTATTGGTTTATCCACTTTTTTTCACCTCTTTTTTTAATTCTTTAACTGCTTGTAATGTTAAAGATATCATTGAATATAAATCTACTCCATCATTATTTTTCGATGTTATTTCTTCAGAGTATTTATAATTATCACCAATAACGAAGCCAATATGCTTTTTATCAGTATCTTTTTCAAATTTTAAATTGTATTTATATAAATCTATATCATCAATTATATCTAAAGCATTATTAAACTTTTCAAAATTTTTCTTTTTAGATTCTAACGATATTTGTTGTATCAATGGTGAAAGAACTGAACTTGCATCTATAACTGTACTTTCTTCAATAGAATCGTCTTGAAAAATAATACCATCTCTAGTTATTTGTAAAAATTCATTAGGCCCTTGTATAGTCATACCCAAGCTCATATATCTTGTATGTATTGTTTCATCTTGATTATATATTTTAAGCATGCAGCTTTCATAACTTTCAAAATCCTTTAAATAAATTATTCCTCTATCACTAATACTTAAATTACCATTTTGTAAAGTTAATCCGTTTGCAAAAATTTTTCCATCTTTACTCATTGAGCTGTTATCGGATGCCCAGGTAAACCTATTAGCTGTTAAATTAATTTCATCTGCGCTAGCATTAATCATTGATACGATTTGATCATTATCATTTTTACCAATTTTTAATTCTAAATTGGCAGATAATTCTTTAATATCACCATTCATTAAATCTAATTTTTGAGTAACACTTTGATTAATACTATCTTGTGTTAATTTAATGGCACTATTCATTTCTACTTTCGTAGCATATTGTGATGTATATAAATTCTTAGCTAGAGTTCTAATATCAATAAATGCACTTGGAAAGCTTAACATTTTTACTTCATAATCACCATCTTGTAATATTAAGCTTTGATATACGAAATATTCTATTTGTGCTTCTGGAAGTGCATATTTAGTTCCGCTTGCTTTTACTCCAACTTTTTTTATTTTATACATCTTTTGAGTTTCATAACTTAATATAAACTCATCATAGCAATCATTATTTAGATATAATAAATCGCAAGGCAAAGTAAATCTTTTTTCTATTTCTGCACTTTTAAAAACTAAGTCTCTTGATAACAAATAAGTATTTGGATTTAAAGTATCATTTGTTAAATACAAATAAGATATATCTTCATTCGTTGGGTGTATTTTTAAACTCAATACTTCGCTATTTAATACATTTAATAACTCTAGTGTTCCTGTTCCTTTAGCACTCACTGTAGTATCAGTTATTGAACCAATACTAGATTGTATTTCTTCTAATTTTATATTAATACCTGATATGGTTTCGGCTTGACTATTAAAATTTTCTACTTTAGCGGTTATACCGTCTAAAGTTAATTTTAAGTTAGTATTTTGAGTTTCTAATTCACTTGATTTACTAATTAATGCTTCTATTTCTTTCGTTTGCTTATTACAAATAATCCAACATTGCTCAACCGTTTTATCTGTCTTACTCATAACTTTATAATTAGAAGTTTCACTCTCTTCCTGTTCATTGTAGATAACTTCTTTAAAACCTTGAGTAAATTCTAATTCATTGTTAAACACATAAGAATTAAAAGTTTTTCCACCTGTTTGTATTTCCACTTTATCAAGTGGTTCAAAACCTCCGAAGCCAACTAATTCTAGATCAAATAAATCAAACTCTATTCCATATAATGCAGTATATAGTTCATCTAAATATTCACTTCGATCATTATTATTCATTAATTGATTGTCTTTGATTATTAGTTCACACCATGATATTTTAGTTTCATCTCTTTTATAAATTCCATCTGCATCACCACTACGTTTTAAAACGATACTATCAATAGGACCATAATGTTGTCCTAATTTAATATTTTGATTTTTAAGAATATCATCATTTATTACATTATTTTTAGTACCAAATTTACACCTTTCAACATTATTATTATTATGTATTTTAAATAATGATGCCGTAGCTTGTCCTATATCATCAAAAACATCTCTATAAGTAAAGTTAATACCTTCATATATATCTTTTACCATTATTTTCGAACCATTTGGTAGTGAAATTATATTAGTTGTAAAACCACATTCTACACATAACCTTTTGAAAAAATCTAATACTGTACATGGATAAGTAATTGTTATAGGTTTATAATCAATCATCGTAGAGATAAAATCATCATATAGTTCATGTTCATATTCTTTAGAATCAGCATTATAATTTTTTTCTTTTAAATAAAAAGGACCATAAATTTTTGTTGCAGACGATTCATTATATTTTGCTGTATTAGAAAAATAAATTGGCTTATTTGGTAATTCATATTTAAGAGTACAAGAAAAGCCTTTCATGACTGTTCCAAGAAGTTTGGCGTTAAAAAAAGGCTTTGCTAAAATTATATCGTCATATTCATACTCAATTTTAGTATTATCATCATTGTAATAATAAACTTTAGGATGTATACGTTTACCAGCTTTTTGCATTATTTCATTATAAGTCATCACATATCACTTCTCCGTTCAATTGCTTTTAAACTAAACGTAAAAGGCTCATATAGTCCATTAATATTTTTAACTTTCCCACTTATAGTAGTTCCATAAAAATCTTCAGTTTTATTTTTACGTTTATTTCTAGTATCTTGAAAAGTAACATTTTCGACTATTGGATGTTCAATAGCTTTGCATATAGTATCAAATTCATCTATAGTTGTTTTCCCAACACTTATTTCTAAATTATCAAAGTACCCCACAAATGTACCAGAAAATTTACCACTATTAGAATTACGTCCAGTATCGCTTGCCCAAGTTGGTTCTGCTTTATGATCTATATCTTTAATTCTAGGTAATAACCATAAATTCGTTAAATTCCTCCATTCGTAGAAAATTCTTGTCCATTCATTATTTTTTTAATAATTTTACACAATAATCGTCCATCAATATAATTATTTAATTGAATATTCATTACTATCCATTTAGCTATCTCTTGACCGAGTCTCCTCATGGTTGTTTCATCAGTAAGGGGTAATACACCTTCTGCTCCTGCTTCTCCAGCGATAGCTCCACCAATATTAACACCTCGTCTTGGTACATCGACAATTCCACCAGTTTTCATTCGAGGTAAATTAAATGTAGATAGTTTACCAATATTGATTCCTGGTACTTTATTAATAATATCTAATAATTTATTTACAGATTTAATTGGAAAATTAAGTATATTTTCAATAGCTCCTAAAATTCCATTAATTACTGTTTTAAAAGCTCCTGCTATTACATTACCTACTTTAGTACCAATACTTTTAAATAATCCAACTATAGTAGATATTAAGTTTTTAAAGAATGATATTACAGAACTAAATACACTTTTAACTATACTTACAGCATTTTTGACACCTGATATTATTTCGTTCCATAAACCAACAAAAAAGTCCGCTACTGGTTTTATTATATTATCATATATCCAACTACCAACAGTAGATAATATTCCCCAAATAACTGCCCAGGCTTCTCCAACTAGTCCCACTACAAAACCAACAATTGTCTTTATTATTCCTGCTATAATATTAATTGCTCCCGATAAAATATTTATAATTCCATCTATGACAGCATTCCAACCTTGTTTTATCAATTCAAAATTGCCAGTGAAAAGGCCCACAATAATATCTAAAATTCCACCAAATAATTCTGCAACGCCTGTCAATATCTCCCATATACCAAGAAACAATTGAACTATTCCTTGCATGAATAAAGACCAAACTCCATATGCTTGATTAAATGCTTCTGGATTAGACAAAGCACTTTTCATTTCTTCGCCTAAAGTAAACCAATCACTTATGATTTCACTCATATAGCCTTCAAGCTTAGTTTTATATGTTGCAACATTACTTAAATCAAAATCTTGACTTGGTAATGATATTTTTTCTCCGCCACTAGATTTTGAAGAGTCATTTAATATGGTTAAATCGTCGAAGTTTGCTATTGATTTATCTATATCTTTAGCACTTTTTGATGAAGAACTCATAGCTTTCTCAAAATCTTTAATACCACTATTTTTAAAAATATTTTTACCGGTTAAAAGATATATTATTCTCCCAACAAACCCTAATATAGAATAGCCAGCTTTTATAATCCATTCTATAAGTGGTTTTATTGTATTTGAAAGTACAAACTTCATATAATTAATATTCGCACTCATTTTATCATCATATTGAGAAATAATTCCCATGGCATTTCTAATACCCATGTATGCACTTCTAACACCAAATATAGCAAGTGTCCATTTACCAACTTTTTTTATTGTAGATTTAATAGAATTATTTATGTTTCCCATTTTGTCGTTAATTTCATCTAATCCTCGACTTTTAGCGAGTTTTAAGTTTAATTCATCAACTTTGGAATTCCACTCATCTTGTTTTAACTTATTTTTAGATAATTGTCCTTCTATTTTTTCTAATTCAAAAAAGGCTTTGTTATTATCTGAATTCATTTTCAAATCGAGATTAGCTAGTTGATTATTATATTTATTATTTATTTTTAATTCTTTAGAACTATCTATAACACCTTTATAATTTGTATTAGCTTGAATTTCTACTTTTCTTTTTCTCTCAATTTCCGCAACTTTTCTTTTATAATCAGAATCATTCAAATTTAATTTAGCTTCAATTTCTAACTTTTTATTATTTAATTTTTCTGCCTCTTTTTTGAAAGTTTGTAATTCTTTTTTAGCATTACTTAAATTTTTACTTAATTCTTTGTTATCTATTTTAGTTTTGATTTTTAAGTAACCATCCGTTTACTCACCTCATTTTCATTTGTTCTTCCCAATATTTATCAAGTTCTTTTTCTTCAGATGTTTTTTCATATTTTAATTCAACTTGCTTTTTTAATTTTTCCCACTTGGCACGTTCTTTTCCTTTTTTACCATTAAGAGATTCTTCTCTTATAGCTCTTACTCTATTTAAAACACTATTGTCTGTTAAACCTTCTAATAAATCATAAAATTGCCACCAACTAATATTTGATTTATCTAAATCAATGTTATAATCACTCATAAAACTAGCTTTTATATACCCTTGATCTTGTCTGAAATCCATTGAAGGTTCTTCATCTTCCGATGTTTCTTCAAAACTCTTTCCTCGCCTTAAATATCTAATTAATAAGTTAAATATTTTTTCATGATTTTCAGTATCTTTTAAAGCAATATCCCCCAAAAGAATATATATTACTGCCAATACTTTTTCATAGTCTCCAATTGTTTCATTCCGAAATATTTCATCACATTTTAAAGCAAGTCTAAAATCAGTATTTATTTTGTATCTTTTTCCAGAGACTTCAATGTACTCTGGATATTTATTCATCTTTTAAAACACCACTATCAATCTGTGCATATTTTCGTTTTATTTGTTCTTCTATGCTTTCAAAGTTAAGTTTTAATTTTGGCATTATTGGTTTTAACATTTCTGTTAAATCTTCAAACATAGTAAGATAACGATTTTCACCAAATATTTTTTTTGTACCATCTTTTCCTAAAAATAAATCCATAGCTTCCTCAATGCTTTTATAATAACCTTTTAAAGCATCATATTTGGCTTTCTCATTTTTGGACATTAATCCTTTACCTTTAGTATCTGTTTTTTTATTAATTATAGATAAATCATTTTTTAGTTTTTCCTCTGCCTTTTCAATTAAATAAACACTTTTACTATATTTATCTGGAATTGTAATATCTTCCAAATCAAATTCGATAAAAATCTCATGACCATTTTTATCTTTTTTAGGCTTGTCATTTTCATCTAAAATTCCCATTTTAAAAACATTTCGTTTTTTTAGTTTAACATATTCCATAAATTTCCTCTTTCTATAAAAAATAAGGGTGAGAATAATCCCACCCAATTATTCAGTTTCAGTTTCTGTTTTATCTTCTGTAAATGTAACTTGACCTGCATCAATAGTAGCACTACCATTTATAGGATCTCCATTAACATTAATTTTAAATCCAATAGTTGGTGTCGCTCCTCCATCTCCGCCATATGAACTAATACTTATTGAACAAGCAAATTTTTGTGCTTTGAAAGCTCCTACTTCATTAACATCATATTTATCAATTAACGTTACCGTCGTTTCAGCATCTGTTCCAGTTGCTAAATTATATCTTAAACCATTAATATAATCATAAACTTCATCACCATGAATACACTTCATTTCACCATCAAGAAATACCGCATAACTATCAATTAAAGTAGTGGCGTTATCATTCACAATATAAGTTTCATTTGTTTCCTGAGCTTCATACGAATATGAACCGCTAGTCATACCATTACCAACTAAAGCTAACTTTTCGGTTTGAGATTTTGGTGTAACGTTCAAAAATGCCATTATTTCAGTTCTTTTTATGAATCTTTTCGTTTAATTCCTCCTTTTTAAATTTAATATAAGTAAATTTGCAACTTATACGATAAATTGCTTCATCAGCATTTGTTGCAAAAATAAATCCATTAGTTACAGCACTAATGGATAGTGGTTGTATATCCTTAATATCGGGATATATATCATTTTCATAATTATCTTCTAACCAATCTCTAAATTTTTCAAAAAATATTGAATTATCAACATTATTTTGTATTTCATTATTCCAATAAAACTTAGCATCAAAACTAAATAGAAATTGCATTTCTTTGTCACCATTTAGATATGAATTAATAACTGGATTATATCCAGCATTTTCATTTACAGAATATGCTTTTGCTTTATCCTTTAAGTAATTTACATTCAGTTCTACAAATTCATCTAAATATGGACAAGTAGCAATATAGTCTCTAATTTTATCAATCATAATCTATCTAACTCCTCCTGTGCTTCTTTAACTATTTCATTAAAATCTTCACTAATAGTTCTTTCTACAAAATGTGCACCTCTATTTGGCCCACTATGATAATTTAATGGTTCATTACTTGGAACTTTTTTTGTATTTGGTCTACTCCAAAAACCATAAGATTCATTATAAAATGCTCCTTTACCGGTTTGGGAATCAACATACTTTATTCCTTCATTCATATAGTGAGCATATAGAGTCTCAATTGTTACAAGTCCTCCTTGTGGATTTCTAGTGTTAGCAATCATCATTTCACTAT